CGTTCTTGTCGAAAAACGTCAACATTTTATAAAAAAGGGTTGCAAAAAGTTATACAGGTATGGTTAAATAGAGAACGTAGACAACAACCTTTTATTAAAACCTTGTAAAACTTTGTCGAACATTTTATAGAAAAGGGTTGAAAATTGTCGAACAGGGTGATATAATAAAAGAGTAGAAGAGTTACTGATTGTAATTGACTGGGTAAGTATTATGATTAGAATCAGTAAAACTTAGTCTACAAAATAAAAAAGAGAAAGTGGGACGAAGAAAATGGCAAAAATGATGCAAAGAGAAATCACAAAGACAACCGTCAATGTTGCCAAAATGGTGATGGTGGACGGTGAAGTGCAAGTGGAGCAATTACCTTCTGAAACATTTGTAGGTAATCTGTCAATGGAGCAGGCTCAATGGAGAATGAAACGCAAATACAAGGGCGAACCTGTTCAAGTGGTAAGTGTTGAACCTAACACAGAGGTTTATGAGCTACCAGTGGAAAAATTCCTTGAAGTTGCTACCGTTCGGGTAGAGAAAGAAGATTCAGAAGAACAGGTTGCTGAGTAATGGAAACCCAAGTGAAGGTTTTAGTACTAGTCGGAGCGCTGTTCATTAATACCTACACAGATAATTATAAAAGTGTTGATTTAACACATGACTCAGAGCAAGCGTACGGATTTAAAGATAAATGGGAAGCACAACAAGTTGCCGCAAAGGTTGGCGGACAAGTTGTCGTTAGAACAACCAGTTTCAAGATCGTTTAACTCTTAACACTCTCTTAACACGCACGACCTATCAAATAAACCAAAATGAAAAGGATGATTAATAATGGAAAACACAAACATCGTAAAGGCTACTTTTGACACAGAAACTCTTGAAGGACAAATCAAAATTTTTAACGCTCAAACAGGCGGCGGACAGTCTTTTAAAAACCTTCCAGATGGAACAATTATAGAAGCTACTGCCATCGCTCAATACAAGCAAGTGTCCGATACATACGGGGACGCTAAGGAAGAAACAGTTACTACTATTTTTGCGGCTGACGGTTCGTTATATTCCGCTATATCTAAAACAGTAGCAGAAGCCGCATCTGACTTGATTGACCTTGTGACTCGTCATAAGCTTGAAACGTTTAAAGTTAAAGTGGTTCAAGGAACATCCAGTAAAGGTAACGTATTCTTTAGCTTACAACTATCCCTATAAACAGGAGGTTAAATATAGATGCCTAAAACGCAAAGAGGTATCTATCATAACTTGAAGGAATCTAAATACGTGGCATCTAACAACGATGTCACGTTTTTCTTTTCGAGTGAGTTGTATTTAAACAAGTTTTTAGATGGATACCAAGAATATCGGAAAAAATTTAATAAGAAGATTGAACGGGTGGCTGTTACACCATGGAACATGGATATGCTAGCGGACATCACGTTTTATTCGGAAGTTGAAAAGCGTGGTTTCCATGCTTGGTTGAAAGGGGATAACGCAACATGGCGAGAAGTCCACGTATACGCATTAAGGATAATGACAAAGCCGAGTACGCTAGACTGGTCAAGAATACAAAAGCCAAAATTGCGAGAACGAAGAAAAAGTATGGTGTAGACCTTTCTGCTGAAATTAACATACCTGACCTCGAATCATTTGAGACACGGGCGCAGTTCAATAAGTGGAAGGAACAAGCGTCCTCATTCACTAACAGGGCTAACATGCGTTATCAGTTTGAAAAGAATGCCTACGGTGTGGTTGCTAGTAAAGCTAAAATAGCGGAGATAGAACGTAACACAAAAGAGGTTCAGCGGTTAGTGGATGAAAAAATCAATGCGATGAAGGACAAGGAATACTATGCAGGCGGTAAGCCTCAGGGGACGATTGAGCAGAGGATCGCCATGACAAGTCCTGCGCACGTTACAGGGATTAACAGACCCCGTGACTTTGACTTTAGCAAGGTGAGAACCTACAGTCGTTTAAGGACGCTAGAAGAGAGCATGGAAATGAGAACAGACCCACAGTATTATGAGAAGAAAATGATACAGTTGCAGTTAAACTTCATTAAGAGTGTTGAGGGTAGTTTCAATTCATTTGATGCGGCAGATGAGCTGATTGAAGAATTAAAAAAGATACCTCCTGATGACTTCTATGAGTTGTTTCTCAGAATATCAGAAATATCGTTCGAGGAATTTGATAGTGAGGGCAACACAGTGGAAAACGTGGAAGGTAACGTATATAAAATACTGTCATACTTGGAGCAGTATCGAAGGGGTGACTTTGATCTAAGCTTAAAGGGGTTCTAAGCTCCGTTAAAGGATGAAGCATATGCCGAGAAAGATGTATAGTTGTGACTTTGAGACAACTACTAAAGTGGAAGACTGTAGGGTATGGGCGTATGGTTACATGAATATAGAAGATCACAGTGAGTACAAGATCGGTAATAGCCTTGACGAATTCATGGCCTGGGTTCTGAAAGTACAAGCTGATCTATATTTCCATAACCTCAAATTTGACGGAGCTTTTATCATTAACTGGTTAGAACGTAATGGTTTTAAGTGGTCGGCTGACGGATTACCAAACACATATAATACGATCATATCAAGAATGGGACAATGGTACATGATCGACATATGTTTAGGTTATAAGGGTAAACGCAAGATACATACAGTGATTTATGACAGCTTAAAGAAATTGCCGTTCCCTGTTAAAAAGATAGCCAAGGACTTTAAACTTACTGTTCTCAAAGGTGACATTGATTACCATAAAGAAAGACCAGTTGGCTATGAGATAACACCCGATGAATACGCCTATATTAAAAACGATATTCAGATTATTGCAGAAGCTCTGTTAATTCAGTTTAAACAAGGTTTAGACCGGATGACAGCAGGTAGTGATGATCTAAAGGGATTTAAAGATATTATAACCACCAAGAAATTTAAAAAGGTATTTCCTACACTGAGCCTTGGGCTTGATAAGGAAGTTAGATACGCATATAGAGGCGGTTTTACATGGTTAAATGATCGTTTCAAAGAAAAAGAAATCGGAGAAGGCATGGTCTTTGATGTTAATAGCCTATATCCTGCACAGATGTATAGCCGTCTCCTTCCATATGGTGAACCTATAGTATTCGAGGGTAAATACGTTTGGGACGAAGATTACCCACTACACATACAGCATATCAGATGTGAGTTCGAATTGAAAGAGGGCTATATACCTACTATACAGATAAAAAGGAGTAGGTTTTATAAAGGCAATGAGTACCTAAAGAGTAGCGGCGGTGAGATAGCTGATCTCTGGGTGTCGAATGTAGATCTAGAATTAATGAAAGAGCATTATGATTTGTATAACGTTGAGTATATAAGTGGCTTAAAATTTAAAGCAACTACAGGGCTGTTTAAAGATTTTATAGATAAATGGACACATATTAAGACGACATCAGAAGGAGCGATAAAGCAACTAGCAAAACTGATGTTAAATAGTCTATATGGGAAATTCGCTAGTAACCCTGATGTTACAGGTAAAGTCCCTTATTTAAAAGAGAATGGGGCGCTAGGGTTCAGACTTGGAGAAGAGGAAACAAAAGACCCTGTTTATACACCTATGGGCGTTTTCATCACTGCATGGGCTAGATACACGACAATTACAGCGGCACAGGCATGTTTTGATCGGATAATATACTGTGATACTGACAGCATACATTTAACGGGGACAGAGATACCCGACGTAATAAAAGATATAGTTGACCCTAAGAAGTTGGGGTATTGGGCGCATGAAAGCACATTTAAGAGAGCTAAATATCTGAGACAGAAGACCTATATACAAGACATCTATATGAAAGAAGTAGATGGTAAGTTAGTTGAGGGAAGTCCAGATGATTATACTACTATAAAATTTAGTGTTAAATGTGCCGGGATGACTGACAAGATTAAGAAAGAGGTTACTTTTGAAAATTTCAAAGTCGGATTCAGTCGGAAAATGAAGCCTAAGCCTGTGCAAGTGCCGGGCGGGGTGGTTCTGGTTGACGACACATTCACGATCAAATAAACGTTTGTTTAAAAGGAGAGATTTGCAATGATTAAAAGTAGTGTTGGTGGCAATGAGGGTAAAAGTAAGTTTTTCGATCAAGAAAAGAGATTGGAAAGAACATGGAATAACTCTAACTGGGGTAAACAGGGTATTATATCACCTGTAGATGGAGACATGAAGATAATAGACATTGAGTTAGAAAAGAAAATGACTAAACTAGAGCATGAAAATAAGCTCATGAAAAACGCATTGTATGAGCTTTCTAGGATGGAAAATAATGATTACGCCGCATGGGTTATCAAGGTGTTATTTGGGGAGGTTGCTCATGGTGCAAAATGATTTTCTGGACTCATACGATGTGACGATGTTGCTTCAAGATGACAACGGTAAACAGTATTATGAGTATCATAAAGGGTTAAGTTTGTCAGATTTCGAAGTGTTATACGGTAACACAGTAGATGAAATTATCAAACTAAGGGTGGATAAAATATCATGAGCTATCTAGTGACTATCTTCTCTATTAACGCCATTGGGGTAGTTAGGCGCTATGATACGACAGCACGTAGTCGAACGGATGCGGCTAGTGTGTTGATTAAGTATAAAGCACCGAGGGGTTACAAGTTTGATAGGTTTGAGTTGAGTCGTGAAAGATCAATATTTGATGTTTTGTAAGGAGGGATATGGTGTGAAACGTACAGAGTTAGAAGAACATATCGCTAATATGTTTAAAGATGGTACGATAGAGTTACAGGCTCATCTATTCGGAACGAGTGGTATCTATATAAACGTTACAGTGAATGATGAAGTTGTTTTAGAGTGGGATAATGTTGAATAATACTTGACATCTGACATAAAGTGTGTTACAATGGGAGTATCAATGGTACGGTACTTCCATTGTCATGTGTATGATGGGGATTAAACCCTGATTGAGTTCAGCCCACATACTTTGTTGATTGGTTGTCAATCATGGCAAAAGTGCACGCTACTTTGATAACCTTTTAAATGCGACACAGACGAAGCGCTAAAACGTGGGATTCTGTGTCGTTTTATGTTGTTCATTGACAATCCTATCTAGTAGGACTATAGATTGATATATTAAGTAGTGATCTCCCTGCCCGATCATGGTATGCCGAGGATTGACAGATTATGTCGATATTAGGAGAAAGGTATCATGTAAGGGTGGGGGCTTACTTTCCTACAAATCCTTATGCATCAAGGCTTCACGTGGTATAATTAAGTAGTAATAAAAGATTATAGAAAGAGGTCAAACATATGCCATTAGAACCAGAAAAACACGAAGAGATTTTGAATATGCTTTTAGACCCTGAGCTACCTCAATCAGAAAGAACAGAAGCACTCCAACAATTGAGAGTGAACTACGGTTCTTTTGTGTCTGAGTACAATGATCTAACAAAATCACATGAAAAGTTAGCCGCTGAAAAAGATGATCTGATTGTGTCAAACAGTAAGCTTTTCAGACAGATTGGTTTGACAGACAAGCAGGAAGAAGATCACAAGAAAGCTGATGTCAGTGAAACGATCACGATCGAAGATTTAGAAGGAAAGTAATTATAATAGAAGAAAAGAGGTACAACATTCATGCGAATTACATTTAATGACGTGAAAACGTCTCTAGGTATCACCGAATCATACGACATCGTGAATGCTATTCGGAACAGTCAGGGTGATAGTTTCAAAAGTTATGTGCCGCTAGCAACTGCGGACAACGTCGCAGAAGTCGGGGCAGGTATCCTTATTAACCAAACTGTGCAAAATGATTTCATTACATCCCTTGTTGATCGTATTGGACTTGTGGTTATCCGACAGGTGTCGTTAAACAACCCCTTGAAGAAATTCAAGAAAGGTCAAATTCCTCTCGGTCGCACCATCGAAGAGATTTACACAGATATCACAAAAGAAAAACAGTACGATGCTGAGGAAGCCGAACACAAGGTATTTGAACGTGAAATGCCGAACGTCAAAACTCTCTTCCACGAGAGAAACAGACAGGGCTTTTATCATCAAACAATACAGGATGACTCACTCAAAACGGCGTTTGTGTCATGGGGTAATTTTGAAAGCTTTGTTTCTTCTATTATTAACGCTATCTACAACAGTGCTGAAGTAGACGAATACGAATATATGAAATTGTTGGTCGACAACTACTATTCAAAAGGTCTGTTCACCACTGTAAAAATTGATGAGCCTACTTCTTCTACAGGGGCATTGACTGAATTTGTGAAGAAAATGCGGGCAACTGCTCGTAAACTAACACTTCCGCAGGGGTCACGTGACTGGAACTCAATGGCGGTTCGAACACGCTCTTATATGGAAGATTTACACTTAATCATTGACGCTGATCTCGAAGCTGAGTTGGACGTTGATGTTTTAGCTAAAGCATTCAACATGAACCGAACTGACTTCCTCGGTAATGTAACAGTCATTGATGGTTTCGCATCAACCGGACTAGAAGCCGTTTTAGTTGACAAAGACTGGTTTATGGTGTATGACAACCTTCATAAAATGGAAACTGTTCGTAACCCACGTGGATTGTACTGGAACTATTACTACCATGTGTGGCAGACATTAAGTGTGTCCCGTTCCGCCAATGCCGTTGCGTTTGTATCTGGTGATGTTCCTGCTGTTACTCAGGTTATTGTTTCTCCTAACATTGCCGCAGTTAAGCAAGGCGGAAAACAACAATTCACTGCATATGTTCGGGCTACTGATGGTAAAGATCATAAAGTCGTATGGAGCGTTGAAGGCGGCTCAACTGGTACAGCTATCACAGGAGACGGACTTCTTTCTGTCAGCGGAAACGAAGAAAATCAGTTAACTGTTAAAGCCACTGTTGATATCGGCACAGAAGATAAGCCAAACCTTGTTGTCGGCGAAGCTGTTGTATCTATTCGCCCTAACAATGCTTCCGGAGGTGCTCAGGCGTAATGATGGTTTCATTTACTGCACGTGCAAACTCTAATATCTTGGCATATCGTTTACTAGCGTATTCAGAGGGTGACGACATCATAGAAATTTCACACGCCGCAGAAAATACTATACCTGATTACGTTGCTGTTAAAGACGTTGACAAGGGCGATCTAACCCAAGTCAATATGTATCCTCTAGCCGCATGGCAAGTTATCGCCGGAAGTGACATAAAAGTGGGAGATAATCTCACGACTGGTAAAGATGGGACTGCTGTTCCAACTGATGATCCTAGCGTGGTATTCGGGTACGCTGTTGAGGAAGCTCAGGAAGGACAACTCGTTACTCTCATTATCAGTAGATCAAAAGAAATCTCTATAGAAGTGGATGACATTAAGGACGCCGGAGACACAGGGAAACGGTTGTTAAAAATTAACACCCCGTCCGGTGCTCGTAATATCATCATTGAAAATGAAGACGCCAAAGCTTTGATTAATGGTGAAACTACTAACACAAATAAGAAGAACCTTCAAGACCTATTATTTTCAGACGGTAATGTTAAGGCTTTTCTACAAGCCAACACAACCGACGAGAATAAAGCGGCTCTTCAACAATTGATGGTCAGTAATGCTGATGTGCTTGGGTTATTATCTGGTGCGCCATCATCTGAAAACAAAGTTAATATCCGTAGTATGATTGGGGCGGGTGTTCCATACACTCTCCCTGCCGCCACAACAACGACGATTGGCGGAGTGAAGAAAGGTGCGGCGGTATCTGCATCTACAGCAACCGACGTGACAAATGCGGTTAAAGACTTGAACAGCTTAATCACTGTCTTAAAGAACGCAGGAATCATATCGTAAGGTGGTTTGATTAATGGCATATGTACCATTATCGGGAACGAACGTCAGGATTTTAGCTGACGTTCCTTTCTCAAATGATTACAAAAATACGAGGTGGTTCACATCCTCTAGTAACCAGTATAACTGGTTTAATAGTAAAACACGTGTGTATGAGATGAGCAAGGTTACTTTCCAGGGATTCAGAGAAAACAAATCATATATCTCTGTAAGTTTAAGACTTGACCTCCTATATAACGCATCATACATTATGTTTCAAAATGCTGATTACGGTAACAAGTGGTTCTATGCTTTTGTGACCGAACTTGAATATAAGAACGTGGGTACAACCTATGTTCACTTTGAAATTGATGTTCTACAAACATGGATGTTTAACATCAAATTTCAAGAATCATTTATTGTGAGGGAACACGTTAAACTATGGAATGATGACGGGACGCCAACTATTAACACAATAGATGAGGGTCTTAATTATGGAAGTGAATACGACATTGTTTCTGTAGAAAACCACAGACCTTACGATGATATGATGTTTCTTGTGGTTATATCCAAAAGCATTATGCATGGGACAGCAGGAGAGGCGGAAAGCAGACTTAATGACATAAACGCAAGTTTAAACGGTATGCCGCAACCTCTCTGTTATTATATTCACCCGTTTTATAAAGACGGTAAAGTGCCTAAAACATTCATCGGAGATAATAACGCCAACCTGTCTCCTATCGTCAATATGTTAACCAATATCTTTTCGCAGAAGAGTGCTGTTAATAACATTGTTAACATGTATGTGACTGATTATATCGGTTTAAAACTTGACTATAAAAACGGTGACAAAGAACTAAAGCTCGATAAAGATATGTTTGAACAGGCAGGCATTGCCGATGATAAGCACGGTAACGTTGATACCATCTTTGTGAAGAAGATACCTGACTATGAAACCCTAGAAATAGACACAGGAGATAAATGGGGTGGCTTCACAAAAGACCAAGAAAGTAAACTCATGATGTACCCTTATTGCGTTACAGAAGTCACTGACTTTAAAGGAAACCATATGAACCTGAAAACTGAATATATTGACAATAATAAATTAAAGATTCAGGTTAGGGGTTCACTTGGTGTTAGCAACAAGGTAGCTTATAGCATCCAAGATTACAATGCTGGCGGCTCTTTGAGTGGAGGGGATAGGTTAACTGCCTCCCTTGACACATCGTTAATCAACAATAACCCCAATGATATTGCGATAATCAATGACTATCTATCTGCGTATCTACAGGGTAATAAAAACTCACTAGAAAATCAAAAGTCATCTATCCTTTTCAATGGAATTGTGGGTATGCTTGGAGGCGGAGTTTCAGCGGGTGCAAGTGCGGTAGGAAGGTCGCCATTTGGTTTGGCTTCCTCAGTTACAGGAATGACAAGCACAGCGGGTAATGCTGTTTTGGATATGCAAGCCCTGCAAGCAAAGCAAGCCGATATAGCAAACATTCCACCGCAGTTAACCAAAATGGGCGGTAATACAGCGTTCGATTACGGTAATGGTTACAGAGGTGTGTATGTTATCAAGAAACAATTAAAAGCAGAGTACAGACGGAGCCTGTCTAGTTTCTTCCATAAATACGGTTATAAGATCAACAGAGTTAAGAAACCAAATTTAAGGACACGAAAAGCATACAACTACATTCAGACAAAAGACTGCTTCATATCAGGTGACATCAATAATAATGACTTGCAAGAAATAAGAACCATTTTCGATAACGGTATTACTTTATGGCATACCGATGACATCGGAAATTACAGCGTCGAAAATGAATTGAGGTGATAGAATGGGACGAAAACGAAGTAACTCATATCGCTCAATTAATGAGATACAACGGCAAAAACGGAATAGGTGGTTTATTCATTATCTGAATTATCTACAGTCCCTAGCTTACCAGCTATTTGAGTGGGAGAACCTACCGCCCACTATAAACCCTAGTTTCTTAGAAAAGTCTATTCATCAGTTTGGGTATGTGGGGTTCTATAAAGACCCTGTTATCAGTTATATAGCATGTAACGGCGCTCTATCGGGGCAGAGAGACGTTTACAATCAAGCTACAGTTTTTAGAGCCTCATCACCTGTGTATCAAAAGGAATTCAAACTCTACAACTATAGAGATATGAAGGAAGACGATATGGGTGTTGTTATCTACAACAATGATATGTCTTTCCCTACCACACCTACACTGGAATTGTTTGCGGCTGAATTAGCTGAGTTAAAGGAAATTATATCTGTCAACCAAAATGCTCAAAAGACACCTGTTTTAATTAGAGCAAATGACAATAATCAATTGAGCTTAAAGCAAGTGTACAACCAGTACGAAGGGAATGCACCTGTTATCTTCGCTCATGAGGCTCTGGACAGTGATTCTATAGAGGTGTTTAAGACTGATGCTCCATATGTGGTTGACAAGCTAAATGCTCAGAAAAATGCCGTGTGGAACGAAATGATGACTTTCCTTGGAATTAAAAATGCCAACCTAGAGAAGAAAGAGCGCATGGTTACGGATGAAGTTTCAAGTAATGATGAACAGATTGAATCTAGCGGCACTGTATTTTTGAAGTCAAGGGAAGAAGCATGCGAGAAGATCAATGAGCTATACGGTCTTGATGTTAAAGTCAGATTCCGTTATGACATTGTGGAACAAATGAGGCGTGAGCTACAGCAAATAGAAAATGTTTCACGTGGAACATTGGGCGGTGAAACAAATGAGTAGTTACACAATGCAGTTAAGAACCTATATTGAAATGTGGTCGCAGGGTGAAACGGGTTTGTCGACCGCTGAGAAGATAGAGAAAGGTAGACCGAAGCTATTTGATTTCAACTATCCAATCTTCGACGAGTCATACCGCACCATTTTCGAGACACATTTCATTCGCAATTTCTATATGCGGGAGATCGGTTTTGAAACAGAAGGGTTGTTCAAGTTTCATTTAGAAACATGGCTCATGATTAATATGCCCTACTTTAACAAGCTTTTTGAAAGTGAGTTAATTAAATATGACCCGCTCGAAAACACTCGTGTTGGTGTGAAAAGCAACACTAAGAATGACACAGATAGAAATGATAACCGAGACGTTAAACAAGATTTAACATCAAACGGAACATCATCTACTGATGCCAAGCAAAATGACACGAGTAAGACAACAGGAAATGAAAAAAGTAGTGGTAGCGGCTCTATAACAGATGATAATTTCAAGCGTGACCTGAACGCAGACACTGCCGATGATCGTTTGCAATTAACAACAAAAGACGGTGAAGGTGTCCTAGAGTACGCTTCCCAAATTGAAGAGCATAACGAGAATAAGAAGCGAGACACGAAGACAAGTAACACAACGGATACAACTAGCAACACAACGGGAACAAGCACACTTGATTCGGATTCCAAGACATCCAACAAAGCGAATACAACAAGTAACGACAAGCTAAACAGTCAGATCAATAGCGTTGAAGATTACATCGAAGATAGAGTAGGTAAAATCGGAACACAAAGTTACGCTCGATTGGTTATGGATTATCGGGAAGCTCTACTACGTATCGAACAAAGAATTTTCAACGAAATGCAAGAACTGTTTATGCTTGTGTATTAAGGAGGTCAACTCATGTCAACTAAACCCGAATTAAAACGGTTTGAGCAGTTTGGTGAAATCATGGTGCAACTGTATGAACGATATCTACCGACTGCCTTTGATGAAAGTTTAACACTATTAGAGAAAATGAACAAGATTATCCATTACTTAAACGAGATTGGTAAAGTAACAAATGAGCTAATCGAAGAATGGAACAAGGTAATGGAATGGATTCTGAACGACGGGTTAGAAGACTTGGTGAAAGAGACGCTCGAACGATGGTATGAAGAAGGTAAATTCGCTGACCTCGTTATCCAAGTTATTGACGAGTTGAAGCAGTTTGGTGTTAGCGTTAAAACATATGGAGCAAAGGGAGACGGTGTAACCGATGATATTAAGGCGTTTGAGAAGGCTATCGAGTCTGGTTTCCCTGTATATGTACCATATGGAACATTCATGGTTTCACGTGGAATTAAGTTACCCAGCAACACCGTATTAACGGGAGCAGGTAAACGCAATGCTGTCATCAAATTCATGGATAGTGTTGGACGTGGAGAGAGTCTCATGTATAACGAAAACGTAACAACTGGAAATGAAAATATTTTCCTATCTTCCTTCACACTTGACGGCAATAATAAACGTTTAGGACAAGGCATCTCCGGTATCGGTGGTTCACGTGAAAGTAACTTGTCAATCCGTGCATGTCATAACGTGTATATCCGTGATATCGAGGCTGTTGACTGTACCTTACACGGAATCGACATTACGTGTGGTGGACTTGATTACCCATATCTAGGTGACGGGACAACCGCTCCTAACCCATCGGAAAATATATGGATTGAAAACTGTGAAGCAACTGGTTTCGGTGACGACGGAATAACAACTCACCATAGTCAGTACATTAATATCTTAAATTGTTATTCGCATGACCCACGTTTGACTGCTAACTGTAACGGATTTGAAATTGATGATGGTTCACGTCACGTGGTGTTAAGTAATAACCGCTCAAAGGGTTGTTATGGTGGTATTGAGATTAAAGCACATGGAGACGCTCCGGCGGCTTATAACATTTCTGTTAACGGTCATATGTCTGTTGAAGATGTTCGCTCATACAACTTCCGTCACATCGGACACCATGCGGCTACTGACCCGCAGTCTGTATCAGCTAAAAACATTGTTGCGAGTAACCTTGTCTCTATTAGACCTAACAACAAACGTGGTTTCCAAGACAATGCTACACCGAGGGTTCTAGCTGTATCAGCATACTATGGGGTTGTAATCAACGGGTTAACAGGGTACACAGATGACCCTAACCTATTGACTGAAACTGTTGTATCTGTTCAATTCCGTGCAAGAAACTGTTCTCTAAATGGTGTTGCCCTTACTGGATTCTCTAACTCTGAAAATGGTATCTATGTTATCGGCGGTAGTCGTGGCGGTGATGCTGTTAATATCAGTAACGTTACACTTAATAACTCAGGTCGATACGGAGTGTCAATCGGTTCAGGGATTGAAAACGTATCTATTACCAATATTAGCGGTATCGGCGATGGTATCAATTCTCCTGTAGCACTCGTATCAACAATTAACAGTAACCCTGAGATTAGCGGATTAAGTAGCATTGGTTACCCTACGGTTGCTAGGGTTGCCGGAACAGACTACAACGATGGTTTAACACTCTTTAATGGTGCTTTCCGTGCTTCCACAACATCTAGCGGTAAGATTCACAGTGAAGGCTTTATTATGGGTTCAACTTCTGGATGTGAAGCATCTGTATCAAAATCAGGTATTTTAACATCTTCAAGCTCAAAGACTAGCTCTGAACGTTCTTTGATTGCGGGTAGCTCAACGTCGGAAGCCACAGGAACATACAACACTATTCTTGGTTCTCTAGGTGCGGTTGCGGATGAGCAGTTTGCGGGATTGATTTCTGCTTCACAGTCTAGAGCATCAGGAAATCACAATCTAATTCTATCAAGTTACGGAATTAATACTGTAGGGTCATATAAGGTAAACGGTGGATTCGAAAAAATCAACTGGGAGCTAGATTCCTTAAACGGTAGAATTAAAGCCCGTGACACTGTAACAGGTGGTAACACATGGAGTGACTTTGCTGAGTATTTTGAGAGCTTAGACGGACAAGTGATTGAAACAGGTTACCTCGTCACCCTTGACAAAGGTAAAATCCGTAAAGCTGAAAAAGGTGAAAAAATTATCGGTGTTATCAGTGAAACGGCAGGGTTTGTTCTTGGGGAATCATCATTCGAGTGGCAGGGCGCTGTCCTTAAAAATGAGTTTGGCGGCATCGTGTACGAGGAAGTTACAACCGAAGACGGTGTAAAGTTTAAACGTCCGCTTCCTAACCCTGACTTTGACCCTAACAAAAACTACATCCCACGTAGTCAACGAAGAGAATGGCATGTTGTTGGTTTACTCGGTCAGATCGCTGTTAGAATCGACGATACAGTAAAACAAGGACAAGGGATAGATGCTGTTGGTGGTGTGGCTACAGATGGTAACAATTTCATTGTTAAGGAAATCACAACACCATATAACAAAGAAAAAGGCTACGGGGTAGCGATTGTATTAATTAAGTGAGGTAGCCGCTTATGGTGTATGTATCAAATAAATACTTAACGATGTCTGAGATGAAGGTTAATGCTCAATACATTCTAAACTATCTCAGTAATAACGGATGGACAAAGCAAGCTATCTGCGGGATGCTCGGAAACATGCAAAGTGAAAGTACGATCAATCCTGGTTTATGGCAGAATCTTGACGAGGGTAACACCTCGTTAGGGTTTGGGCTTGTTCAATGGACACCTGCTAGTAACTATATCAATTGGGCTAACAATCAAGGTATCCCATATAAAAACATGGACAGTGAATTAAAGCGAATTATATGGGAAGTGAACAACAATGCTCAATGGAATAACTTACGTGATATGACCTTCAAAGAGTATATTAAGAGCACAAAAACACCTAGAGAACTAGCGATGATATTTCTTGCATCCTATGAGCGTCCCGCTAACCCCAATCAACCTGTACGGGGTGACCAAGCTGAATACTGGTATAAAAACCTCAGCGGTGGAGGTGGCGGTGGACTACAGTTAGCACAATTCCCTATGGACATTATCAACATCACTCAGGGTGAAAATGGTAGTTTCTCTCATAAAGGTACACTTTGTATAGACTTTGTGGGTAAAACTGAAAAGTATCCATATTATGCGCCGTGTGATTGTACATGTGTCTGGCGGGGTGATGCTAGTGCTTATCTCGCTTGGACTTCTGATAAAGAGGTTATGTGTGCAGATGGTAGTGTTCGCTATATTACATGGGTGAACGTTCATGAAAGTCCTTTGCCTTTCGATGTTGGTAAGAAACTTAAAAAAGGCGATCTGATGGGACACACAGGGATAGGCGGAAATGTGACTGGCGACCATTGGCACTTTAACGTCATTGATGGTAAAGAATATCAAGGATGGACGAAGAAACCTGATTCGTGTTTAGCAGGGACAGAGTTACACATATATGATGTTTTCGCTGTCAACAACGTGGAGATAATCAACGGTAACGGCTATGACTGGAAGACAAGTGACTGGCAAGATGGCGACGGTGGAGATGGCGGCGATGACAATGAAAACAACAAAACAAAAGATTTAATAACCCTTTTACTATCTGACGCCCTCCATGGTTGGAAAGCATAGAAAAGGAGAATGGGAGATATGACAATGATAGCGTGGATGCAACACTTTTTGGAAACGGACGAGACAAAGCTAATCTACTGGCTAACATTCCTTATGGTTTGTATGGTTGTTGATACAGTACTGGGCGTCCTATTTGCAAAGCTTAACCCGAACATTAAATTTTCGTCATTCAAAATCAAAACAGGGGTATTAATTAAAGTTAGTGAAATGATTCTAGCGTTGTTGGCTGTTCCGTTCGCTGTTCCTTTCCCTGCGGGTCTACCTCTATTATACACGGTTTATACGGCTTTGTGTGTATCGGAAATATATTCTATTTTCGGTCATCTGAGATTAGTTGATGATAAGAGTGACTTTCTTGAAATACTTGAAAACTTCTTTAAACGTACATCCGGTAAAAATAAGGAGGACAAATAACATGCAAATTTCACAAGCAGGCATCAACTTAATTAAGAGTTTTGAAGGTTTACAACTGAAAGCCTATAAAGCTGTTCCAACTGAAAAGCATTACACAATTGGTTATGGGCATTACGGTTCTGATGTTTCACCTAGACAAGTTATCACTGCTAAACAGGCTGAAGACATGCTACGTGATGATGTACAGGCTTTTGTGGACGGTGTTAATAAAGCATTGAAAGTGTCTGTCACTCAGAATCAGTTTGATGCACTAGTCTCATTCGCTTATAACGTTGGGTTAGGGGCTTTCAGGTCTTCTTCTCTACTGGAATATTTGAACGAAGGTAGAACGGCTCTAGCGGCGGCTGAATTCCCTAGATGGAATAAGTCAGGAGGAAAGGTGTATCAAGGATTGGTTAACCGTAGAGCACAAGAGCAAGCCTTGTTTAATAGTGGAACACCTAAAAATGTTTCACGTGGAACATCGTCTTCTAAGGTGACACCTAAGTACAAGGTTAAAAGTGGTGACAACCTCACTAAAATCGCTAAAAAGCATAATACTACGGTTGCTACTCTGTTGAAACTCAATCCAAGTATTAAAGACCCTAACATGATTAGAGTTGGACAAACAATTAATGTTACGGGTAGCGGCGGCAAAACACATAAGGTGAAGAGTGGTGACACACTTAGCAAAATTGCGGTTGATAACAAAACAACTGTAAGTAGGCTTATGAGTCTCAACCCTGAAATTACTAATCCGAATCATATAAAAGTAGGTCAAACAATTAGACTAAGCTGAGGTGTAAATCATGGACAAGAGTTTATTTTATAATCCACAGAAAATGTTATCATACGACCGCATACTAAACTTTGTTATTGGTGCACGTGGTATCGGTAAATCATATGCAATGAAGGTGTATCCCATTAACCGCTTTATTAAATACGGGGAACAATTTATATATGTGCGGCGATACAAACCGGAGCTTGCTAAGGTGTCAAACTATTTCAATGATGTGGCACAAGAATTCCCTGACCATGAGTTGGTTGTAAAGGGTAGAAGGTTCTACATTGACGGTAAGCTCGCGGGGTGGGCTATTCCTCTGAGCGTGTGGCAAAGTGAGAAATCAAACGCATATCCTAATGTGAGTACAATCGTATTTGATGAGTTTATCAGGGAAAAGGATAATAGTAACTATATTCCTAATGAGGTTTCAGCATTATTAAACCTTATGGACACCGTTTTCCGTAACCGTGAACGTGTTCGGTGCATCTGTTTGAGTAATGCCGTATCTGTTGTTAACCCGTATTTTCTGTTCTTTAACCTTGTCCCTGACGTTAACAAACGCTTCAATGTTTATGACGACGCTTTGATTGAAATACCTGATAGTCTCGACTTCTCATCTGAAAGGCGTAAAACAAGGTTTGGGCGGCTAATTGATGGAACTGAGTACGGTGAGATGAGTTTGGATAACCAGTTTATCGGTGATAGTCACGTGTTTATAGAAAAGCGTAGTAAGGATAGTAAATTTGTATTCTCCATTGTATATAATGGTTTCACCCTTGGTGTATGGGTTGATGTTAATCAAGGTCTTATGTACGTGGACACAGCACACGACCCATCAACTAAGAACGTATATACATTGACAACAGATGATCTTAATGAAAACATGATGTTAATAACTAACTATAAGAATAATTATCATTTACGTAAGTTAGCTAGTGCGTTCATGAATGGTTATCTGAGGTTTGACAATCAAGTTATTCGTAATATTGCATATGAGTTGTTTCGCAAAATGCGTATACAGTGATGTTCCACGTGAAACAATCAAAAGAAAAGCCTATCGTCTGAGGAACGGTAGGCTCTTTTGTAGCATATAGTTGTATTCGTGGAATTGTATAATAGTGTGTGAAAGCATCCAGTCTAAGACGGCTTGAAATTCTTTCTGGTTCATCCGATCTCCTCCTCAATATGTGATACAGTAAGGGATTGATTTCCACAGGCGGGACAGAAAACAACAGGAGTATCTTTCTTTGTTATTGCACCAAAGACATCAAACTTTCGAGTGAAGAAAGAAAAGCTACAGTAAAAGCAAGTGTGAGTAAGCATCTTCATTTCAATGACCCCCGATATAGTTTTTTCTGATTCTCCAGTTTCCAGTATGTCCGCTGTGTCTCTATATAGTTTAACACATCTTGTTCTGTTTGTAAACGTTGATTAACCATATCTTCGATGATATCACTAGGAATGCGGATATTTGACTGCTCATAGAGGTCAAGGACGGCGATTTCACAAGCTGACATATTGACTGACTTATCAACACTTCTGTTTGTGATGACTTCGTTAAGCTCACTGAGTATCTGTGTTCGTTGCGCGATTCTTTGATTGAGGTCTTCAAGGTAATCTTCTAGCTCCCTTGCTTCTTGTATCTTTTTATTATTACGTCCTGATAGAAGGAATATAACGCACAATGTGATTACACCGATCATCAAAATAGCTTCCATATTATCTCCTCGTCCCTTTTTTATTTGCGTGTTGCCATTCTGAAATGACTATATACCCTAGTTGTCTCATTTTCCTGTCTATGTCTTTTAGGATGTCAACATGATGCATATACTCACTAAGTATCATGTTATCCATGTCAACTAACACCCATCTGATATTTGCTACACCGATGGCATATATGTTGTTTCTTAGTCTGGCACTTGACCGTTTTAGTAACTTATGCTCGTCTGAGAAAGACAAAGTGTAAAATACTTCGTCTCCCTCTGGTGTTTGAACAGTTATTAAGCGCTTGTCCTCTTTTACAATGATGTCAATCATAACGTAAAATTCATTCCTTCAACGACTTTGTCGAGATTCTTGATGTCTTCTGCTGTTTCTTCATCAATTGGCTCAAATGGTGTTATGTTAGTCCAGAACACAGAGTTTGAACCTTCAAGTAATTGTCCGCTCCATGATGCAAATCGTCTTATCATTTTGGTGTCTGATAAGAATTGTGATGAGTATGTAGCAAAGAACGTTGGGTTATCTTTGAGATAGAAATGTAAGATGCGTGTCCCGTTTGTTGTTAATTGTTCGTAGCACACCATGCGCCATCCACGGCGTTCTAAGATGAATGTAAATGCATTAAGTTGTACGCTCATGTTACTTGTTCTCCTTCTTCATGCTGTAGATAGTTGGTAAGTGGTTCTTGAATGTTTTAAGTTCGGCTTCCTCTATATCTTCATCATTGAAGTCATGTTCTGATATTTCCTTGGCGATCTTCTTTACTTCATCAACAGATGAGTTATCAACATCAACATTAACATAATGTTTTAATTTCTCACCGTTGAACGTTACTATTGATTTATCTGCCTCGAATACTTTCACTATTGTTTCATGTGGAACATCAGACGCCTCTGCGTCCTCATATAACTCGCTATCTATTTCATCTAAATCGTCATCATTGTCCTGTTCTCCTAACTCTTCGACAGTTACTTCTAATAATGCTCTTTTAATACTAGATAGTGCGAAGTCGCTGTTAAGGATGATAGCGATTAATTGTTGTTTGTCTAAGTCATACAAATCTGTTGGATATAAGTTGTCCTTTTTAGCGACTAACTTATTGATGTCTGTGTTGCGGTTGATGATCTCGATTACCTCATTGATAGTTAATTGATAGTTATTCATGTGTAATTCCTCCTATGATTGGTTGTCTTATTACCTTACTTCTATTATAGTATACCATGTTAAATGGTAGTTTGTCTACCCTTTTCGACAAATTGATGTTGTTATTTAGTATAGGTATATAGTCGTGTTTTAGTTGTTAGATTGTTGTCGAAGATAGTCGGTCAATGGGGAAATGGGGTAGGTTGTCGTTGTACCCTACTTT